GTCCATTGCGGCCAGCGCCATACGGGCCAATGCCGAAGCCTCACCGCATTGCACATGGTCAGTCTCGATAATGTTGAGTAGTGTTTCTCGTGAAAATTCGCTCATTTGTCGGCCCCCTCGCGCAGCAACTCTGCGTATTCAGAGGCCGCTCTGCTTGCTCTGGCTTTCCAGCCGGTTGTGATGTTGTTGTCTTTGATCGCCTCTTCAGCAAACATCAGAGCGAACATCTCCACCCCATCAGCCTTAATCCCGGCTACGATGCGATCGGTAGCGGGGGTTTCGATGCCTTTAAGAATGACTACATCGCAAGGGTCGCCGTTCGTGCTTTCTATCCATTCAATCGTATGATCAACAGCCGATTTGAGCGCCGCATTCTCCGCCGCAAGCTGCTTAAACGCTTTCGCCAGCTTCAGGAACTTCTGCTCTCTGATCGACAGCTCACCCGCGCTCTCCATGGAGGCGATGAGCTCGTTTACTGTTTCGATGTTCATGCTGTCCACCACTCAATCAGTTTGCAGATCCCCCAGGTCACGACGATAACAGCGACCCAACCGGCAATGTCGATCACAGCTGCGAACCAGAGCAGAGCGCGCCGGCTATAATTTTCAGGTTCAAAGTTCATTGAGCCTCCCCAAGCACCCAGCGCAGTGCTTCAGCGTATTCACCGCTGGCACCTTCGAGGGCTTTTGTGATTTCTTTGCGTGATTTGAGACGTGGCTTAGTTTCGCCAAGCACAGCGCGCTGACGCCGGGCTTTTTCATGGCCGGTTGTGCCAGCAGTTGCCGCTTCGATTTCAGAGACCTTCTCCCGCTGCTCTTCTGGTTTAAGCGATGCCAGCTGACGCGCCTGGGTAACGGTAACTGTGCCAGCCTCCACTGCATCGCGAACAGCCTGGGTGGCATCCAGCAGTGACAGCGTTGCGCGTACGGTCTGAACGCTGCAGCCAAACAACACCGCAATGTCGTCCTCATCGAGCCCGCGGTCGAGCGCGTCTGACANNTTTTTTTAGCCCGGCCAAGCGGCGTATCGGGTCGGCGAATTTCGTTTTCGCTGACCATGTATTTAGCCATCTGATTTGCCGAACCGCGCTTAATGACTCCAGGTACAAGCAGTGGGTCTTTGCCTTCTTTCAGACGGAGTTTATTTGCCTCCAGGGTATGTTTTACGCGCTGACGGCCTACAACTACGCAGGTGAGCCCAGTTTCAGGGTCTTTCCAGACGATGATCGGCTCCAGTACACCCAGTTCCGCAATGTTCAGTACCATCCCTTCCTCGATCGGCAGGTGTACACGCTCATCGTAAAGTGGGTGGGTTGTATCGGTGACCAGGTGCAGGTTTTCCGGTTCGAAAAACAAGACATTGCTTTTGCCGCTGGCACCGTAAGCGTCGATCGAGTTTTTAGCCATTTTTTTGAACTCCAATCAAACCGCTGTTTAGAAACTGTTTCATGCTCTCTTCTCCCGCCAAAAATTTAATCTCTCTTTGNAAAAACTCCCGGTAGCTTTCCGGCGTCGCTGCAATCGACTCAACAATGAACTGACGAGTAACTTTCTTCTCGAACAGCTGACGTATGAGTGCCGCTGCCCGCATGTCGTAGTGCTCTTTGAGCTGGCACTCCTGCGGCCATTTGGCACGATTGAGCGGTAAGCCGGGCGGCAGATAATCTGATTGCCCGGCCATGCCTCATGCCCTCGTTTTTTCTGAGTTGGCGTAATAGCGGGGATCCACGCTGGTCAGTGTGAAATGCGGCACAGGCATGTCGTCATGCCGAATAATTCCGACATGATTCGATGCGAGCATCGTTGAGATACGTTTTTGCAGATCACGTAAGGTGATCTCTGCATCAGGATGATGTTTTTTGATGGCTGAAAGAATGTTCTGATACGACAGTGTCTTACCCTTCATCAGCGCAACCAGCTGCTGGGCGGAAACTTCATCGATGGTGCTATTCAGGGGTTTAATACTCTCCAGCAGCAGGCGATGCCGGCCAATGCTGCCGACACGCTGGCCAGTTTTTTTATCGAAATGCTCATTAGGTCCAGCAGACCAGACGGTAGCACCCTCGCTGAGCCGTACAGTTTTTTCACCCTTGTAATAAATCACGGTGCCGACATGTGTTTTACGACGGCGGCCGGATACCGCGGCCGTAGTAGTTTCACGTTTTACCGGCTTTTTCGGGGTGATCCCCGGAACTGGTTCTGGTCGCGGAGCTGCGACGAACACAGAACGGCTACGCGCACGGGCGCCAGCGTTCATGCGCCACAGAATAACGGGGATCCAGTTACAGCCATCATCTGGATTTACTGGTTTTGGGTAATTCAAATTCGTGGTCATAGGTCTTTCCTCGGTTTTATAGCGCTGGTCAGGCGCAGTTAAAATGTATCGGTGTTGTACTTCTCTGAATATCTACGCGGTTGTTTTCGTGGTTTTTCTGCCTCCAACTGAATGCGTGTTTTCTCTTTGCCGACATGCTGATCAACGTGCAGGAAGTGACCGTTTTTAAACTCCTGATAGATAACGGCACCAGCAGCACTAAATCGACTTTTCCCCAGGATGATTTCGGCGATCCCCGCCGCCGGACTTTCAGGGTTGTAGACTTCATCGCGGTACAGGAACATGATGCTGTCGGCGTCCTGCTCGATAGAACCGGAGTCGCGGAGGTCTGACATAACCGGGCGACGCTGGCCCGCCGGACGGGAATCCACGGCGCGTGAAAGCTGGCTAAGCGCGAACGTCGGCGTATGCAGGCGCATAGCCATAGTTTTAAGGTTTCGGGAAATGTGGGCGATCGCCAGGTCGTTACGTTCTGCCTTCGGTTTTTTAATCAGGCCAAGGTAATCAACAACGATCATCGCCAGATGCGGATAGCGGCGCTTATGCGTCTCTGCAACAGCCCGGATTTGCTCAATCGTCAGATCGGTAGCATCGACGATCCAGATATCGCGCCCGTTCATGGTCTCCATGGCCGCTGTAAAGCGCGCCCAGTCCTCATCTTGCATATCGAGGGGATTACGCAGGCGTGAAACCGACATGTTGCCAGAGCCCGCCAGAGAGCGTTCTACGATTTGCGCAGCAGCCATTTCCATGCTGAATATCAACGCGCCACCGCCGGCAGCAGTAACGCCATCGACAATCTTCAGCGCAAATTCCGTTTTACCCATGCCAGGACGGCCAGCGACAACAATCAAATCCTGCAGGTTAATACCGCCAGTGGCATCGTCCAGTTCGTCGATCCCGGTCTTTAAATTTCGGGTGCCCTCTTCGCCGTCCATGCGTTTCTGCATGGTTTCCATGTACACAGGCAATAATTCGCTCATGTGTACCGGCTGCACGTCGCCAGTGTCGCCGGTCATGTCCAGCAGCTGCGCCACGGCAGTTTCAACAACCTGATCACGCTGTTCCTGGTTGTTTGCCTGCCGGATGCCATCAGCGCCCTGCTGCAGTAATTCGGCCATACGGCGGCTGCGCCACGCCTTAACCATTTTGCCGGCGTAACCCTTAAGGTTCGGTACCGTGGCAGGCATACGTGTAATTTCTGATAAATCAGCCAGACTACTACCGCCCAGCGCTTCACTGACAAACAGCATGTCGATCAGGCCGTTCGCCAGCGCCTGTTTTTTAATTTCGGAGAACGCGCGACGGTGAAACCCGATGCTGAAAGATTCTTCAGGCGTAGAGGCGATCACATCGAATGCGTCCGGACTGGCGCCGCCATTTAGCAGGCCAGCCAGCACACAAGCTTCCAGTTCCTGCGGAGTCATAACGAACCTTCCCGGGTATTACGTAACGTTTCTGGTTTCATCAGGTAGTCAAAGCTGGCTCGCCATCCGCCATCTGTACCGAAATAAAAATCAGGAGCATCAGCGCGGAATTTTTCGAAGTACCCCATGAATGCACCGGTAGTTTTATTTTTCATGTGAGCAGCCAGGCGGGTGATCATCCGGCGACGGTCGGCATCCAGTTCAGCAGCAGGCAGAACGTCAGCAAAAATTTCGTTGTAGCCGTTCATGACGGCTTCCGGGTCGATATTCGCCTCCAAAACAGCCCATGCCTCAGCGTCGGCAAGATAGCCATCAAAGCGGTTTATCCGGCAGATGTTCGCAGGCTTCGGCAGGCTATCGCCGCGGCGGCGCCATGTGGCCAGCACCCAGCGGATAACCAACTGCAGTTCGTCCAGGGTGTACCCTTCCCGAGTGGTGGTAGGAGTCAGCATCATCACAAACGGTTTCAAGTCTCGGCAGCGGGTGCCCGTTTTCTCGTTGTAAAATTCCAGCGCTTTTTTAGCATAAGAATTAATTCTTTCCTCGCCTTNCCCCCGTTTGGGGGTTAGGGGGATCAGTAGGTTCTATGACTGGTTCAAAAGAGTGACTGGTTCTGGTGCCGCCACACGGCATAGGGGCTATGCTTTTTGGCGGCATACCTGTGCTTTCTGGCGGCATAGGGGCTATGCTTTTTGGCGGCATAGGGTTATCGAGATTCATACAATACAGATTCGATGCGTTTCCCTTTCCGTTTTTTACCCCCGGGCGGTTTTCTTTGACCAGCAGACCCATAGAAATTAATGCATCGATATGATAACGAACTGCGCTTTTGCTGCATTCGCAGTGATCGGCAATATGCTTATAAGACGGCCAGCATTCGCCGGAATCATTGGCGTTATCCGCCAGTTTGATCAGCACTAG